TCCACACCCATATAATATCTGACTCTGCCTTTAGGCTTAGAATCGGTAAGTGCTTCCATTATGAGTGAGTTTGGTATGAGTGCATCACCAATATCTAGGAACTCACCCTCTACCTCTTGAACATATTCTTCTTTGGTAAGTCTCTTAATTTCCTCAATGAATACAGGATCTTCTGCAATAAGTGGGTTCATCATGGATTTTACATGGAACTCTGTCCACATTCCATCTGGATTTTTAGGTTTACTGTTCATACAAGCCTCATAGAAATAACCTGATTTGGAGAAAGGTGTTGACGTAAGCCATACCTTTGCCTGCGTAGCCATACCAGAAGGTAGGAAGGCTCTGAGTATATCTGTCTTAATGAAAGAACATTCGTCAGCAATAATAACGTGTGGAGAATAACCTCTCAGTCCGACACCAGTCTCACCTGTTGCTCTTGTGATAATCTTACTCATTCCTGTATTGTCTAGGAAGTTAAGCCAAAGTTCACTCTGTGTGTTTCTTACAATATATCCTTTGAGAAATGCATTGTTGATAACCAATGAACGAATCCTGTCAAACATGATGGTTGCTTGGTTTTGGGTAGGTGCAGCAATAACTATTGTACATTCATTCTTCACTGTCTTTAACATTAGAGGTGCAAAGAACGCAAAGTGTACTGCCTTTGCAGCAGTTGACATGGTTTTACCCACCTGTCTTCCACTTCTATATACTATAAATCTGTCTTGACAGTTTACATACTTTACATTGTAGTCAAACAGTTTGTGTCCTAAGAATACTTCGCTGAACAAACTAGGGTTCTTGGCACAGTCAGCAATGGTCTGCATGAACTCCTGACGTTCTTCTACTTCACTCTTTGTCGGTCTTACCAATTCCCTTTGCCTTTATTTGTCTGAATATTGTGTTAATGTCACCCTCTTTGGAAAACTCTTTTCTTTCAGTAATTGTAATTTTACTGTTAAGGTCACTTAATGCTTTAACTAAGTTCATCAGTACATTAATTTCACTTCTACCGTTCTTGTCTGGAACACCACCGTCAAACTTTGACTGTGTTGCTGTCATCATGACATTTTCAAATGTAATCTTGGTTACTATATCCATTATTTCTTTTAGGTCTTCTGGATTCCTCGTATCAAGTTCATTGATAAATGATATGTAATCTTTCCTTATTGTACAAACTGCACCATCTTCATATTTAGGACACTTACCATTTCCACCAGCATCAACACTTCTGTATTTGCATTGATCACATAACGCTGGAATGTCTGCCTCTCTGAAATGCTTGAGACTGTTGTGAGGAGATATGGTTTTTCTCTTGTCTTCACTGACTACGAATTTGTCACCAATACTCTTAATTTTGAAAATATCTCCACTTTCATCCATTATATGACAGTTTTTTTTACTATTATTTATAGTTTTTTTTCAGTCGAAAGTTGATCTTTCATCTGTAAAACAGACACTTGCATAGTCACACATGCCGTCACATAGGAAGCATTTAGTCCTCTCAGGTAATATTTTATTGGTTAATGAATCTTTAATTATATTGCATTTGTTTATCATGTCAACAAGTGTCTCCTCAATAGGCTTGAGTTTGAATGATATTATTGCTGGCTTGTCTCTTTTATCTTTCTCAATTCTGTTGCTTATGTAAATAACACATCCAAAGTCAGCATCAATGTCATAGCATTTTTTTAACAATACACGGTATCTGTTTATTTGATCCTTATGTGAGTCGCTTGCCTTGCTTGTTGCCTTTGAAAAATAATCAATACTTCCTGTAGTTTTTTTGTCACATATTACCCATTTACCGTCTATCTTTAGCACATCATCTGCACTGCCATAAATTATATCAAGATGTCTTGGGTCATCTACAGGTATTTCCAAAGCTTCCTCTCTTGTGAGAGATTCATCTCTTACATAATCATATGCGAAAAACATCTCATGATATTTCTCATCCTTTGCAACCTGTGAATTACTATGAACTACCTGTCCAAAATACAAAGACTTTGTACTCTCCGTATTCATTCCAGTGTTTGGCATTGTTTTTTTATAAATTACATTTCTCATACAAGGTTTGATAATATCACTGACATGTATGACTCCCAATCTTTCAGTATGCATTGCTTCCATTTGAGCTCTTCTAAACTGAAAATAGACCTCCTCATTAATATCATCAATCTTTAACATGATGACTTGTTGAGTTTGTTCTATATAAGTCTATGCTCTGTTAGTACATTCGCAGCCGTCTACTGAACATTGTTCACCCTCATGTTTTGATGTACTATGTTCGCAGACTTCACATGAACCACTTGGTATCATTATTATATCTGTCATTAGTATGAATCCTCTATTGTGAAATTAAATGTCTCACTTTGATCTGATATAGCACTACTGCTGTTTAGAAACTCTACTTCGCCTTCCCAAACACCTGCGTTTGCTATTGCTGTATCTGTACTCGTTAATGCATATGATATTTGACCGTTTAATCTGTCAGTAAATGAGGCAGTACCATTTATTATCAATGTTCCATCAGGTTTCCATACCTTCCATTTGGCTGTGGCATATGTTGCTGTACTACTCATATTTTTTACCGTGCCACTGGATGTGGTTACATTCAATACCAATGTTGATGTAGCACCACTCTTTACGTTAAATTCAATTAATCTACCTGTTAAATTCATTGACATGTTTGTAATTTAATTTCATTATATAAAAGGATTACTCATCACTGCCAACGGTTTCTTCATTATCTGTAAGTCTAACCGTGTTAGTAGTTATACCAGTTCCTCCACTTTGGAACACTGTTACTACGAACAACCATGCTTCTGCACCTCTTACATGTACTGCATGACTGACAGTCTTAACCATTGATCTTATTCTTGTAGGTGTATTGACAATGTTAACATTTTCATTCAATAATTTAATAAATCCTAAGAACCTGTATGATGAAGATGTTATGTTAGATGTTTCATTGATCATCTTTAATATTAATCGTAATCGTTGTCTAAATGACTGAATGTTTACTGCACTTGTAACTGTACGATACATGTTTTTAGTTTTATGAAGTGATGATTCAATATTAACACTGCTTGTGAATATCTTAAGTAATACTCTAACTCTTTGTCTAAATGACTGAATGTTTATGTCCTGATCAACTACTCTTCTTATTGCTTGTTTACTCCATAGTGATGATGGTATGGATACTATGGATACAATACTTCGTGTCAATACTGATTCAGTTATATCAGTTGATGTTATGTTAATTCCATGACTGATTAGTTTCAATATGTCTCTAACTCTTTGTCTAAATGACTGTATGTTTACGTCACTGTTAACCATTTTAAGCAATGTCATTTCAGTTAAGTAACTTCTTACAACATTAACGTCAGAATTAAATATTCTTCTAATGGTTTCAAGAGTATTATAATTATGGTTAACATGTATGTCTGTTGACAAATATCTGTTCAATGACAATGTTCGTAGATAGTTTCTTGTAATGAATACATTGTTATTAATTATCTTCAATATCTCTTTTGCATATTCTCTAAATGACTGTATGTTTTCATCTTCATTTATCATTCTAAGTATGGATTGTTTTGTAAAGTAATCTCTTGTAATGTTGATGTTTGTGTTACTCCACCTAACCAATCCATGAATGACAGATACCTCTACCTGACCATTTTGGAACACATTGTTTTGGAATATTGTCTGGAATATCTTGTCACCTATTGGACTACCAATAACATTAACAATATCATTAACATGTTTAATTATTGATCTTATTCTCTTTCTAAATGAATCTACATGAACATCCTCATCAAGTGATCTTATAAGTGATCTAAGACTAACATAGTCTCTAACTATGTTTATATCAGTTGATATTATTCTTTTTAACACTCTTAACACGATTGGTTCATCTGAATTAACATTGACTGATGAATTGAAAACTCTTAGTTTTACAAATGCAGTGTTTGCAGATGAGTTTATATTAATATCTGTATTGAATATTTTTTTAATTGATCTTAACCAAGTTTCTCCATGATTTATGTTAATTGTTTCATCAACAAATTTTATTATGTTTCTTAGTTTTTCTCTGAATGACTGTACGTTTACATCATGGTCAACTATTCTTATTAATGAACGAAGCAATGAATAGTCACTGTCAATATTCATATCAGTGTCATGTATCTTTAATCTGCCTCTCAATGAGTAGTTGTCTTTTGTCACATTGACATCATGTGAAACAACCTTCAAAAATCCAAGGAATGCAAATGCTTCCTTTACTACATGCGTGTCAAATATACTGTTTTGATACACATTGGATTGGTAAGTAGAGTCAGGAACTGTAGGAGATGTTATTTTCATTATTCTGTTTACAACCCTTCGTAATACTGACATATGTGGTGTAGTTTCTTCTATGTGGTTTGCAGTTATGCTTCGTCTTATGATACGCTTTGGCTGGTATACTGTTCCTTGAAATACATTTCCCTGATATACACTTTCCTCAAAACTCATATCAGTATTGAATATATACTGAAATACGTTAGTCTGGAAT